ATACTCATTTACTAGCTATTGCACCTACAGTATCAAATAGTACTATATCAGGAGGTGTTTCAGCAGGTATTGAACCTGTACCAGCTAACGTTTATACGTTTAACTCAGCAAAAGGTACTTTTATACGTAAAAATCCTGCATTAGTTACCTATTTGGAAGAAAAAGGTGCTAATACTGAAGAAGTATGGGATCAAATAATGAAAGATAGAGGTTCAATCGCTAACCTACCAGAAGATATAATGCCAGCCGAGGATAAACCTATATTCTTAACATTTGCAGAAATAAATCAGTTACAGTTAGTAGAACAAGCTGCAGCCAGACAAAAATACATTGATCAAACACAATCACTTAACTTAGCTTTTGATCCAACTGATAGTCCTAAGTTTATTAATGAAGTACACCAAACCGCTTGGAGGCTAGGCGTTAAAACACTCTATTATCTACGTACAGATTCAGTTATTAATGGGGATATTGGGAGTAGAACGTCTACTGACTGCTTAAGTTGTGATGGATAACTATTTATAAGATATGAGTAGGAAGTATAGAATAACAGGATACGATTTAGGAGAGGATATACAGAACATTGAGGTATATCATACTGAAATAACGGCAAGTAACTTATTATTTGGTCCGGTAACTAGGTCATTACTTGTTTCCCCCGGATATGAAGTTGAAGTAGACGATGATATTAATGTATTTGTTGCAAGATGTATAGGAGGGGGATGTAATCTTCGTACAGGTAGTCTTCAAGTTAGTTTTACACCTAATACTAGAACATTTAATGTACATTCAGATGGTGAAGGTTATGTATCTTCAACTCTTCCAACCGCTATAGCACAAACAACCAGTAGCTTCTCAGCATCTGTTAACTATGCAGTAGACTCATTATTCGTTATAGAAGCTGATAGTTCTTATTACCCTGGTATTTCTTTTGAAGGGTGGTATAATAAGGTATCAGGTTCCGGTACTCTTATATCCACAGGAAGTCAACTTGCTATTGGTCAGAATGACTACACTAGTTCCTTTATTAATGATAATATTTGGGCTTATTTCGGTTGATAGTTTAAATATTTTTTCGTATATTATATAAAAAGAATATATGTCAAAATCATCACCTAAACAGAAATATACTCAACTTAAAGAATGGTTAGCTACTAGATCTACTGGAGATAACGATTCTAAGAAACCTCGTAAATTTTCTAAAGCAGATCATTATAAAAAAGTAAACAATAGATATGGCGGCAAAAAAAATAGTTAAGTTTTATGCATCATGGTGTGGACCATGTAAAATATACGGAAAGACTTGGGATAAAGTCACTCCAGATTATAAAGATCAGATTGATTTTTTAAATGTAGATGTAGATAAAGATACTAGTGGTTTAGCTGCTAAGTATAAAATAGAAAGTATACCTACTACTGTGCTTATTAGAGAAGATGGATCTAACTTAATCAAACAAGGAAGATTATCTAAAGAAGAACTAACCGAACTAATACTATCATAAATGTTACGAAATCCAGATTCAGTACCTGCAAGTGATACTATCATAGCAGACCCAGTAATGGAACCATTTTTTATTACAAGATCACAAACAGGTGGTTACACCGTTTATGAAAGAGTAGTAAAAGGAGAGAATAATACAGAGTACATAAAAACTTTGGGATACCCTTCTAACTTTGGAAATGCACTAAGATCAGTTGCAAGGGAGATATTAAACGAAGAAGGTAAAACTTATGACTTAAAAAGTTATGTAGATCGTTGGGAATCTATAAAAGAATCCTTAACTTCTATTTTAGAATAGCGTTCGCCTATACGCTTAATAATACCTGGCAAATATTTAAACAAATAGAAATGGCAAAAAATGTTGTAATATCCTTATCAGGAGGGATGGATTCCTCTACTTTACTACTCAGATGTTTATCAGAGTATGACAATGTAACTGCAATATCTTTTGATTACGGTCAAAAGCATAAAGTAGAACTTGAAAGAGCACAATCATTAGTAGATTATATTAATGAAACTTGTCCTTCAGATAATGAATGTTTTGGAGGTTGCAAGATTAACTATCAAGTTATTAAGTTAGACGGTTTAGTAAATCTGTTAAATTCTAACCTTGTAGAAGGAGGAGAAGATGTACCGGAAGGTCATTACGAAGAAGATAACATGAAAGCTACAGTAGTACCTAATAGAAACAAGATATTTGCTTCTTTAGTACAAGCAGTAGCTCTATCAGAAGCAATGGCTAATGGAAACGATACAGATATCGCATTAGGTATTCATGCTGGTGACCATGCAATCTATCAGGACTGTAGACAAGAGTTTAGAGATGCTGACGATGCTGCCTTTAGAATAGGTAACTGGGAAGCAGAAAAAGTAGGGTACTTTACACCTTACTTAGATACAGATAAACTTGGAATTTTAAAAGATGGACAGGAATTGGTTAAGGAGCTCGGAGTTTCTTTTAATGAGGTATACAGACGTACTAATACTTCTTATAAGCCCTATCCTAGCGGCAATAGTGACTATAAATCAGCATCATCTGTTGAACGCATCGAAGCATTTATCGACTTGGGTGTGGACGATCCTGTACAATATGAGGATGAAACTGGAGAAGTTGAATATAGTGTTGCAAAAGCACATGTAACTAAGTTGTTAGAAGAGTATTCATCAGCAGCTGTATTAGGAGACGCATAATGAAGAAGTTTTTATTATTATTATTTACATTTATGGTATCATCTCTTGCTTTCGGGCAAGAGGAGGTACCCTATGATGCACTAGGTGCATGGTATAACACAGAAGGAGAAGTATTAGTTATAAGTAGAAAAGCTGAAAAGATTGTATTTGTCAGAAAAAATACAACTCAAATACTAGCTACTGGTGAGATAACAATGGATAACGGAGATATGCGTATTAATAGATATGATACAGAAGATGCATATAGATTAGGTTTATTCATAGGTAAAGAAACAATGGTTATTAATAAACCAAACTCAGTTCGAGCTTGGTTATGGATTAGAATACAATGATATATTGGTTTACAGGGCAACCTGCCCACGGAAAAACGGTTTTAGCTAACTTACTTAAGAAAGAAATACCTGGAGCATTTAGAATAGATGGTGATGATATGAGAGAGCTGTTCTCTAATAAAGACTATTCTATTAATGGTAGAGTTGTTAACGTCGGAACAGCACAACGTATAGCTCAATATCTTAATAATCAAGGTAAAGATGTAATAGTATCTTTGGTAGCACCTTATGTTGATCAAAGAGAAGATTTCAAAACTCTTATGGGTGATCAGATTATGGAGTTTTACGTTCATACTACTGAACCAAGAGAAAGGGATCATTTTAAAGCTATTGCTTATACTCCTCCTCTTACTAACTTTGTAGATATTGATACTACACACGATACAGAACAACAATCGTTCGAAAAGGTTTTAGATGCAATAAATGGATAAAAAGAATACTTATTTTGTAGATATCGACGGTACTATATTCGTTTATAGAAAGTTTGAAACTTATAAAACCTCTGAAGCGCAGGTTATTAAGAGTACTAAACAGTACTTACAAGCAGTAAAAGATGGAGGTCATATGATTATCTTAACTACTGCTAGACCTGAAAGTTTAAGGGAACACACATTATATGAGTTAAGAAAAGCCAATATACCTTTTGATAGATTAATAATGGGTATCGAGAGAGGTCCACGATATCTAATAAATGATATGGATCCAAATAAACCCGGTGATCGGGCAATATGTTACAACTTAGAAAGAAATGGCGGAATTAAAAGCTAAAGCAGACAAAGAATCTTCATCAACTGAAGTAAAATACTCATTTTTTGCCGGTAGATGGCAACCTTTACATAAAGGTCATTTATGGTTAATAAATGAAAGACTAAAAGAAGGTTATAACGTTTGGTTAGGCATCAGAGATGTAAAACCAGATGAAAAGAACCCTTGGACAGCAGAAGAAATATTAGAAATGGTAAAAGAAGGTGAGTTAAAAGAACTCATTGAAGCAGGTAAAGTACTTCCTACTATTATTCCGGATATCGAATCTATTAACTACGGTAGAGGAGTAGGTTATGACATTATTGAACATGTTCCACCACAGGAAATAGGTGATATATCAGCTACTTCGATAAGAGAACAAATGAAAAAGGATGGTAAACTGTAATGATTTCCTACATAGAAAACTTTTTAAATGAAGAAGAGTGTGCTTTTTTTATAACACTTTTTAAACACGGAAAGATAGATGAATGGGTAGATAATGTTTATTCATTTTCTTCTGTTAACCTACTTAATCTAGATCTTCATTTTAGTAAGTTTTCTTCTTGTGATTTTCAACGTTTTAGGGTTCAAAAAGTAAATGAAAATACTAAGGTAGTTAATCATTCTCATCGTCACTATGTAAACTGTAGTTTTATTATTTTTCTTAACGATGAGTTTAAAGGTGGAGAGTTAGTATTTGAGGACAGTACATTTAATCCTAAAACCGGAGATATGGTGTACTTCTCAGGAAATGCTGCTCATAAGGTTAACAAGACTATCGGAGATAGATATACCCTAGTAGGTTTCGTTAATAATAATCCGGATTTTCTTAAAAAAAATAAAGTTATTTAATGGTAAGTTATAAAAGACATATTGCAAAAACAGTTAGTTGGAGGGTTATTGGTACCTTAGATACTATGATACTTTCCGGGATTATTACAGGTAGCTGGATTACAGGGCTAACAATAGGAGCGGTAGAAGTAGTAACAAAAATGGTACTTTACTTTCTTCATGAAAGAGTATGGTACAAATACAGTAAATTTGGTTTAAAAAAATGATTAAACTTGGCATATCAGCATTCTATCACGACTCAGCCGCTTGTATTACAAATGGCAACCTTGTCCTAGCTGCTGCCGAGGAAGAAAGATTCACCGGTACCAAGCATGACAGTAGTTTTCCTGTAAATGCAATAAAATGGTTACTACGTTCAACAGTTACAGATATTTCACAAATAGAAGAGGTACATTGGTATGAAAACCCTGAAAAAAAAGACGATAGAGTCAAAACTATCTTTAATAAAAGACCGATTAGAACTTTTTTTCTTCGACAAAGGTATAAAAAAGACAGAAAAAATAACTCTCCGGAAGCTTTACTTAAAAACCTCGGGTACACCGGTAAAATTATTTACCACGATCACCATTATAGTCATGCTGCTTTTAGCTATTATACTAGCCCATACAGGGATGCAGCTATACTTACAGTAGACGGAGTAGGTGAGTGGGAAACAACAACTATTTCTAAAGGTGAAGGTAAAGAAATAAAAAAACTTATTTCAATAGATTTTCCCAACTCTCTTGGTATGTTATATAGTACTATTACTTCCTATTTAGGGTTTAGACCCAATGAAGGTGAGTATAAAGTTATGGGTTTAGCTCCTTATGGAAATAAAACTAAATATATTAATAAACTTTATAAGGTACTAACTAATACGTCTAATAAGTACTTTATTAATCAAAAATACTTTACCTGGGAGTATTCTAATAGAGTAATGTTTACTAAAGAACTATGTAAACTTTTAGATATACCACCTAGACTACCAGAAGAACCCTTAACTCAAGAACATAAAGATTTAGCAGCTTCCCTTCAAAAACTCTATGAAAATGAGTTTATTAAACTACTAGAAACTGCAAAAAATATCACGAAATCAAATAATATATGTTTAGGAGGCGGATGCGCATACAATGGAGTAGCAAATGCTTTAGCATATAAATACTTTGATAAAGTATATATACCTTTCGCCCCATCAGATGCAGGTTCTGCTATAGGTGCCTGTTTAGATAATCATTCACAATTTTCTCCTTACTTAGGTACTAGTTTTACTGACAAACAAGTATCGAAAATACTTTCGACATACAAGGATAGGATTTACATATTTAAAATATCTGAAGATAAGCTTATTAAAACAGTTGCTGAGTTAATACAATCTCAAAAAGTAATAGCATGGTTTCAAGGTAAAATGGAGTTTGGGGCTAGGGCATTAGGTAACAGATCTATACTAGCATCCCCGGTATTTCCTAACATGAGAGAAAAGCTCAATAGGATGATTAAAAAAAGAGAAGGATTTAGACCTTTTGCTCCTTCGGTACCTTTAGATAATGCAGATAGATTTTTTGATTTGAAAGAACCTAGTCCCTATATGAATAAAGTAGTTAAAGGTAGGACTAAACTTATACCATCAGCAACCCACATAGATGGAACTTGTAGAGTACAGACTGTTACATCCATACAAAATCCTAAATACTATAAACTACTTAAAGAAGTTGGTAGATTAACTCAAATACCAGTTCTACTCAATACTTCTTTTAATCTGAAGGATCAAACTATTACTATTTCCCCAAAACAGGCTATAGAAAGATATTTATCATCAGACATCGACTTCCTAGTTATTAACAACTTTCTTATACGTAAAAGATGAATCTTAAAGATACAATAAAGAAAAAGGTCGCAGACATTAAAAAAAATAAAGAATACAAGAGAAAAATAGAAGAGTTAAAAAAACGAGATCCTTTCGTATATAAAAACTTTTAACTATTTATTTAATATAGTTAACTAGCATGGCCAACCTTACGAATAACAAACCGAAAGATACTTATCCAAGATTAGTACAAATCGAACAAGGACGATTTCAAAATGGACTAGGTGAACTGATTACTGGTTCTATAGTAGCTCTACATGTATCTAATAGTCTTCAAGTAGACGGTAATACCGATATAGCAGGAGATTTAGTAGTAACAGGAAGTGTAAGAGCAAGAGAGTTTATAACTACAACAGTTTCTAGCTCAGTACTTTTCCAGTCAGGATCCACTCAATCTGGTGACTCACTAGACGATACTCATATTTTTACAGGGAGTATAAATGCTACAGGTTCAGTTAGTATTACAGGTTCGGCATTTGATGTTAAGGTACATAGAGTAGCATTACCAGACAATGGTACAAGTATATCTATGACAGACTTAAGAACCTCATTGAAAGCGGATGTATCAGGTTCAGATATACAAGGTAATATTTCAGTTGAAGACAACAGTAATGGCTCTTCTATAGTTAAGATTTACGGGGATACAGTTTTTATTGGTTCATATACAGGTAGTATTATAGCATTTGGTAACACTAATACTTCAACTGCATTCGAAGGGACTAATACCTTCTATGGTAATACTACAATAAATAGTAATAGAACTCTTACTTTAAAACCTTCTATTTTTGCAGCTATTACACCAAGTACAGGTTCACTAGCAGTTACTGGTAGTAGTTTTGCATACTATGACGGTAATAACTGGCAATATATGCAAACTGGTTCATTTGCTTTACTATCAGATCATTTAATAGCAACTGCAAGTATAAGTGTAAATGAAGCTAATATATCCACTTTAACTTCTAAAACTGGATCCTATGCGTTAACATCATCACTAAATGTTGCTACAGCTAGTATAACTGTTAATGAAACTAATATTAATACATTAACAGCAGCAACAAGCTCTTATGCATTAGATTCAGAAGTTGAACATATTAATAGTGTAACAAGTTCTTTTGCGTTAGCAACAGCATTAACTGTTGCAACAGGTAGTATTAGTGTAAATGAAGCAAATATTACTAACCTTACTTCATTCACTGGATCGTACTCTAGTAGTGCATCCGATACTTATGTTAGTATCGCAAAACTAAAAGCAATAGTAACTGGATCAGCAGATTTTGCAACATTCCAGTCAAATATTTTATCCCTATAAGTTGGATATTTGAAATATTTTTTTTATATTATATAATAATATGACTATAGTGTCGTAGCACCACTTTAAAAACACTAAAAATGGTAGATTTAAAACAAGTCGAGAAAGATCTCTATGATGTAGAGTCTCGCAGAATGACGGAAGAGCAGTACTTAGCGAACCGTAAAAATCAAAACAAACTTACACCCACAGAACCGTTAAACTATCCAGATGCTAGAAAGCATCAGATTGTATCTTTTATCAAATCAGGTATTAGAATATTAGGATACTGCTTTATACCATTTAGTTTGGTAGTCTCAGCTATTCTTCTTATCTTATCAGAAATAGTAGGTATAATCGAAGAGTTAGTTTAATGGGAAAATTTACATCAACTAAAGTATTTGACGGATTCTCAACAGTATTTCGTCAGTGGAAAGCAGAAGATACTCATTGTAGGTTTCTACATGGGTACGGAGTTTCATTTAAACTGTGGTTTGAAGGACAGTTAGATAATAGAAACTGGGTGTGGGATTTCGGCGGCATGAAAAGAGCGAAAGGTAAGATAGATGGAAGAAGTCCTAAGGAATGGATGGATTATATGTTTGATCATACACTTGTATTAGCTTCTGATGATCCTCATAAAGATAAGTTTGAAAAACTTTCTAGACACGGGATTATACAGTTAAGAGTAGTTCCTGCTACTGGAGCAGAAAGATTTGCTCAGTACATTTTTGATAAAGTAAATCCTTTTATCGAAGAAGAAACAGAAGGTAGAGTAAAGGTAGTAAAAGTAGAATTTAGAGAACACGGTAAAAACTCAGCTATATATGAGCCTAGGTAGAATAGAAGATTACGATAAAAACTTACCTATTGTAGAGGTTTACACTGCAGTACAATCAGAAGGAAGTAGACAAGGTTATCCAACTATAGTTATTAGAACTACTGGATGTACTCATAGATGTTACTTCGGTGAAGGAGGATGGTGTGATAGTTGGTATACATCTATTCATGCTGAGAAAGGTAAATATACTTTCAACGATATTATTAAAGCATATGATGATAATCCTCATATATCAGAAATGATGTTAACAGGAGGTTCTCCTACTATGCACGGTAAACTTGTAAACGAACTAACACATTTTGCTAATGAAAGAAACATCTTCATTACTATCGAGAATGAAGGTAGTCATTTTTTACCTACTGATTATCCTATTGATTTACTTTCAATCAGTCCTAAGTTTTCTAACTCAATACCTATACTGGGTGTTGAAACGCCTCAAGGTAAGATTGTTGATGAAAAAATGATTAAGCAGCATAATAAGTTTAGACTTAATGTTGAAGCTATTAAAAAGTCAATAGAGTACCATAAAGATTATCATATTAAACCTGTTATGGATAAAAATTTTTCTATCTATGGAGAGTTTATTAAGTTACAGCAAGAAGTTGGATTTCCAAACGATAAAGTATGGGTAATGCCAGCTGGGGATACTAGAAAAGCTTTATTTGAAACTTACCCCGTTGTTATGGATTGGGTTCGGGATAAAGGATATAGATTTACTGGTAGAGCACATATTATGGCTTTTAATGATCAAAGAGAAGTTTAATGGATGAACTGTTTGACGAAATAGATGAACATTTATCAGTTGTCCACGGTAATCTGGGCATTTGCTGTCAAGAGTATTGTGACGCTCCAAATGCAATCCACAGTATGGAGAGAGTCATGGAACTATTAGTGGATATAAGAGAAAAAATCAAATAAAATGGCACAGTATAGAGTAATAAAAATGCTTCGAAAAACATTTGAAGCAAACAGAGAAAAAGCATTAATGACATTTGAGTTATTAACAGAAAATCCAGCAGGTATAGGAGATCATTCAACAGAAGATTTCTATAAGAATGCTGAAGAAGCAGCAAGAGCATTAGCTGAAGCTGATGATGTTTTAGATACTTTAGAAAGATACTTTCCTCAATGAGATTACCAATCATTAAACATCTAAGTAACTTCATAGAAAACTATGATCAAGATTATATCGAGGAAACTTTAACAGTATTCGAAGATCTTATAGATGCTAGAGGTATTAAAGATGAAGAGCTTGATGTTATTGGTGAACTAATGTCTAATATGGAAGGAGCTTTAGAAGTACAGAAACTTATTAAAAGCGGAATGACTCAAAAAGAAGCTTTAAATGATTTTATGAAACGAGTAAGTTCTATAGGTAAATGAGCTACATAATAGGTAAACCATGTGAAGCTACTTGTGATACTGCCTGTGTAGGAGTATGCCCAGTTGACTGTATACATGGACCAATAGATATAGAGGGTAGAGGAGAAGAAGTAGCTGGAATGTCTATAGGTCCTAAAGACATGCTATATATTAATCCAGACGAATGTATTGACTGTGGAGCTTGTCTTCCAGAATGTCCAGTCGAAGCTATTTATGATAGTGAAGAGGAAGCCATAGCAATAGATGGTACTGACGAATATGTAAAACGTAATTATAAGTTTTTTGGTTTAGAATATAATGTATAAGTATAAAGCAAAACTAATGAGGGTTGTAGACGGTGATACCGCCGATGTTATGATAGACCTCGGGTTCAATGTCTGGACCAAACAAAGATTAAGATTTAAAGGTGTTGATACTTGGGAAAAGAGAACACGTAATAAGGAAGAAAAAGTCAAAGGCCTAGCTGCCTCTGCATTTACTAAAGAACATCTAGAAAGAAATAACGGTTTATTTACCATCCAATCATTTGGAACTGGTAAGTATGGAAGAGTACTAGCCGAAATCTTTATAGAAGGAGAAGAAAAATCTCTAAATCAGTTATTAATAGAAAACGGCCACGCATATGTCTACGAAGGTGGTACGAAGCAAATATTCAAAGGATGACAAAATCTGAAACTATTCAACTTATAGAAGAAAAACTAAATAAAGTTGAATACTCAAAAGTATATTCTTACATTATAGATGAGAGAATATGGACAACTAATGTGTCCGCAAATGTTATGTATGTTTAACTTTAATATTAATCTAAATCAACGAAAATGAGAAAACTCGTTACAGTGCTGTTAATGTTTTTAGCAGTTGGAGCTTACGCTCAAGAATCGGGTACTGATTCTAAGACCATCCTAGATGTGAACTTAGAAGAGGTTGTAGTGTCTTCTCGTGTTATTGATGTCGCTAAAGAAAGAGAGACACCAATCGCCGTAAGTACTATTTCCGCTCAAGAAGTACTCCTAAAAGTTGGAAATCAAGAATTTCCAGAAATTATGAACAAAACACCTGGTGTGTATGCTACAAAACAAGGAGGGGGATATGGTGATAGTCGTATTTCTTTAAGAGGTTTCGATCAGCGTAACACTTCTTTCCTTATCAACGGTCAACCCGTTAATGATATGGAAAATGGTTGGGTGTATTGGTCTAACTGGCAAGGATTGAC